GCATCTGAGTACTTGGCCTTGTCGGCGAACTCCGGAAAATCGGCTCTGAACTGGTCTGGTGTCATAGGTGGTTGGCTGATGCCCCTCGCGAGGCATCATACCCCGTTACTTCCTGCCGGTCTGCTTCGCCGCTGCCTCGGCGGCCTTCTCGCGCTCGGCGATAGCCACCTCGCGGCCGTCCAGTGCTTCGGCGCGGGTATTCAGGTCGGCTTCGCGCAGGTCAACTGCGCTCGCGCGCTCTGCCAGCTTTGCCTCGCCGTCGGCCAGAGCCGCGGCACGGGCGTCGAGAGCCAGCCTGTCATCGTTGAGCGTGGAAGCCACCGCCGCAAGCGTCCGGGCCTCTTCCTCGAGCTGGGCCCGGAGAGCATCAGCGGCAGCTGCCGATTCCGGGTCCGCCGGCGGCTTGTCGCCAGTGTGCGCCTTTACGAACCAGTGCTTGGCAATTTCCTCGGACACCTGGTGGTTACCCACCGGGAACTCGAGCTTTTCGCCGCCGTGGCGCAGGTTGAACGCCTTCTTGACGTAGATAGTCGGCATGTCGTTCTCCCTTACACGCCGTCGCGATATGCGACAGTTTCCGGATAGACCACTTCCACCACGCCCAGGCGGCCGAAGTAGGTGGTGATTTGATTGATGCCACGGTATTCGAGCGGCGTGCGTTGCAACGGCACCATGGGGAACCGGATGCGGTTCTTGTCTTTGGTGTACGCCACCATGCGGTTTGCGCCGGCGGCCCCGCGCCCGGTCAGCCACTTGGACGGGAAGATCTCCAGCGGACGGCCGTTCAGCCCGTTGGCGATGCTGTTCTCGCGCAGATAGTTGAGGACGCTGATGTTGCCGGCATCGCTCACCTTGCGCTGCACCAGCCGTGACCAGTTGGTCGGGTCCAGCAGAATGCGGCCCGGGCATACCGCGTATGCCGCGGCGCTCCACGCGCTGTCCAAGAGCTCGTTCACGTCGTCGAGCATCTGGTCCGGCGTGGCAGTTGCCCAGTTGCCAGTATCAGCGTTCGACACATTCGTCACGGCCGTGTTGTTCACCAGTCCGGTAACGCCCAGCACGGAATCGCCGATGTAGACCTGCTCGTCGGTGTCCATATTGTGCTTGAGCTGCATTGCCTCGAACTTCTGCTGGTCGACCGGGCGGCCGAGCTGCTGGGCAGCCATCAGTTCAGGAAGCGTCCAGCCCAGCTCGATACCCCAGAGCGTCAGCGGGCTGGGGGTTTTTCCGATGTCCAGGCCGATGCCTTGGATCGCAGTCGTTTCCTTGCTGATCCAGTTCTTGCCGGCCGGCGAAGGACCGCCAGCAGCAGCAAACGACGAGTTGGTGAACGACGAGACGTCATCGGTGATCGCTACGTCTTCACGCAGATCGATGTCGCGCGACCAGGTCACCGACGCCAGCGGCATGTGCAGCGTCTGATCCAGGCGTTCCAGTTCGCCGACGAGGAACGCGCCCGCGCTGTCTCGCGTGCGAGCGTCGAACGTCATGAAGTTGTCGCGCGTACGGGCGCGGATGACGGCGGGGGCATTGACCATGGCGATCGCAGCCGCCGCGGCCATGCGCGGGAGGATGATTTTGCTCATTCTGGGTGACCCCTTAGATGTTGTACTCGATCTCGACGTTGCCGTTGGCATCGCCCGCATTGGTGAAGAAGGCGCCGGGAATTGCCACGGTGTTGGTACCGTCGGCAGCCGCTTCCACACCGCCGATGGGCTTGCCGGCGGCCGCAGCAGCGACACGCACGTAGACCACGCCTCGATCTGCCGGGGTGCCAGCGTTGTTCTTCACCGTCATGTAACCCCGGCGCATCTGGTCACCAATGCCAGAAGCCGGGGGCGTTGCCGTGCCGAGCGGATCGGAAGCCGCGCCGCCAGTCGTAGGGTACGGCCGCACATACCAGCCGATGACTACCGATGCAGCGTCACCGGCGGCAACGGGGCGCAGCTTGCCGTTGACCTTCTTGGCAGGAACGCCATAGGCCGGGAACGGAAAGGCAGCATCGAGCGCGGCAGCCTCAACAGTGGACGCCGAGCGGCGCGAAATATCCCCGGGAATACCCGAGGCCATGCGGAACAGGATTGCGTTGCCCATGTCGGGACTCCCTTGGTTATTGGCCGGACTGCTTGGCCCAGAATTCGGCGTTGCGCTTGTTCATCTCGGCAATGCTGCTGACCTTGCCGAAATCGCTGGTCTTCGCCACGCTGTCGTGCACGCGGCCGTTGTTCTGCGCCTTGATCAGCTCGCTGGCGCCCATGAAGGCCGCATGTACCAGGCCGGCGGGCAGCTTCTCGAAGTCGGCCTTGTTGCCACCCAGGAACGGGGTGATTGCTGCCTTGCCAGCGTTCGTGCCGTATGCCGTGTCGAGCGCCTTGCGCTGGCATTTGCACAGCGCGGTGGCGCGATCCTTGGTGGATGTGGCTGCATCGAACGTCGGCAGCTTGATGCCTGGCGCCAAGATCTCCGCGCGCGACAGGATGCTGGCCGCCGAGTCGCCGGTGTACAAGTCGACTTCCGACTGGTTCAGCGTGGGTGCCGTCTCGGCCTGTGTCAGATCGCCGTCGTGGCCGGTTTTTTTCTTAGTCGGGTCTTCGTCGTCGTCCTCGTCGTCGGTCTTTTCCTTCTCCGAATCCTTTGCACGGCGCTTCCCCAGCGCAGCGATAGCAGCGTCCTGGGCTTCCATGCGCTTCAGGATCGTCTTCAGAAGCACGGACGTGGCGTCGCCAGTCTTGCCTCCCTTGCCTTCGTCCGGGTCGTCTTCTTCGGCGTCCGTGGTATTGGACTCCTCGAGGGCTTCTTCAAGTGCTTCGGCATCCTGTGCCTTGAATGCAGTGCGCACGCGGTCGAGCCAGGTGCGCTTACCCTTGGGCTTGCTGTCGGTGGTCTTCATGTCTTCGGATTCCTTATCGCCGATGGCACAGCGGGGGCCGCATCGGCCTCGCTCTTCCAGGGCTACGTGGTTGACAACGATATTCCGCTGTACCCCGCGGCCGGGTGCTACCTGTTCGTAGTCCGCCTCATAGCCGAGGCTGACTTCTTCGATGTGCTCTTCCTGCACTGCCTTGATGGCATCCGGATGCTTGATCAGGAGGTCTGCCACCAACAGGTCATCGGCGATGCCGTCGCCACGGCGCGGATTCAGCATCACGCCGCGGGTCAGCGACGCATAGTTGGTCGGCTGCACGAAGTCGTCGGGGTGGTGCAGAGTGACGTCCTTGCCCATGCAGCTGGCCATGGTGGCGTCGCGGAATACCTCTTCCGGCGTCCGGCTGATGCGGATCAGGCCGTCGGGGCCCGGCTCGACCGGGACTTCACCAGGCGCGTAGAGCATCTCGCCGGTCCGCGCGACGGGCACTTCCTCGCAAAGCAGGAAACCTTCTGGCGTCAGCGACCGCTTCGGGCCGAGCTTTTGAACGGTGAAGAAGCGCATATCAGTGGTCCAGCAGGATCGCGCAGGCGGCCATCACAAAGCCGACTGCGAGGGTCGGGAAGATGATTAGCGCGCAGACGATCAGCGCCGTGGAGACAGTTGCGGCCATGTCAGTCCTCCGGAATCACCGGTTCGGGGTAGCAGCGGCAGTTCGGGAACTGGCCGGCGTGGCCTTTCATCCCGTCGAGCATCGGCGGGTCACTCCACGCCACGAACTTGCCTTCCATTTCGCGGTGCGACTCGCGCACGTCGCCGTCGCCAGAGGTCCGCCAGAAATATCCTGGCGATCCGACATGCAGCGCGCGCGCCTCGGTAAGCGTCGATGCCGTGCGAGCGACCTCAGTCCGGGCAATCAGGTCGGCGCGGCTCTTAGCCACGTCGCCCGACGCCTGGATGGCCTTGGAGATCTCCGACGCCCGGGTGCTGTCCTCGATCCCCTCGATGGTCAGCCTGTGCACGCGTTGAGCGGCGTCGAGCGGAATCGACTTGATCAACGTCACCTGCTCGGCCATCAGGGCCTGCATGGTGGCGCCCGTCGGCGCGGTCCGAATTTCGTGCCGCAGCGCGCGGGACAGGTCGGTCGAGTACTGCATCCAGGCCGTCTCGTCCCGCCGGTTCACCTCGGTCAGCATTTCGGCCGCAGTGCGCTCGGCCCACGGCGTCAGCGCCTCGGCGTACCGCTGCAGCAGCTGCTCAATCGTTGGCAGTACGGCGGGCTCGCCAGGCGGAAAGCCATTGACCAACACGCCCACCTGGTGCGCGACCTGTCGGAGCTGCGTCCGATACACCCTTTCCGGTCCGCTTGTCCTGACCGGATTGCGGCGGCGCTTCCGGTCCGTTGTTCGGGTCATCAGGTAGTTCCATGTCCGGCGCCGGGGGCGGCTCGTTTTCCGCTTCCTCGATCGCCTCGTCCGTGATGCTGGTGTACACCCCGGTGCTGTGGCTCGATTGGCGCAGTTCCTTCATCGCCGTGGGCTTGTCGATCAGGTCAGTGTCGTAGGCCTGCGTGACTGCCTCGGTCAACGTCTTGGCGTTCTGCGCCTTCTCGGTGTCGGAGAGCTGCCACAGCGAGCGGAAGCTGTAGGCGAAGCCCTCGGGCAGCGCCCGGCCGAGCACGGATCGGCCCAGCACGTCGATCAGGCGGGTCATGGGCCGGCGCAGGCGGCGTTCCTGCTGCTGGTTGACGTTGTCGTAGTAGGTGCGCAGGTCCGACTCGCCCGACGAATTCAACCCCGCTGGCGACTGCCCGAACAGGCGCACCAGGGGAATCTGCAGCGCGCCGGATAGTTGCTGGCCGAACTGCATCAGCACGCTGTCGAGCCCCGAGAACTGGTACGTATCGGTCTGCATGTCGT